CTTGCTGTTTCTGGAGTTCCCGCTGCTCAATCAGTTTGTAAGCCTTGGCTTCTGCGTAAGCATCAACCGACTCAAACTGATCTTGCGGCGGCAAGTCCACTGCCACTGCTGGCGCAGGCTGTCGCTCTCGTTCCCACTTTCGCTGCTCTCTTGCGAGGCGTTTACCAATAGCTGCGTCAAGTTCCTCTTGCGAGAATGTCTTAGCTGCTACTTCCGGCGTTTCAACTACAGGTTCTGGAGTAACCGCCGTGGTTTCCAGTTCCGGCGCGGGGGCTAATTCCGCTACTTGCTCTACTCCTGACATTTTTGAATCCTAAGATTCCCTGGTCATTGGGCCAGTACAAACATTATAGTCCTTGTCCAGGCGTGATGTAAAGTGTCGTGGACGATGCCGCTGTTGCGGTGAAAAATGAGGTTGGCGGGAAGTTGAACACTTCCACAGCTCCAGCCACAATGGGGATGCCATTGCCGGTTGTGGTAACTGCTGCGGCATTGGTAACTGCAATAGCCGCCGTTGCACCAACGCCTAAAAATGCTGTTACAGACCCCACGTTGACCACTCGGTACTGGTTGGTCGGCGGTGTGACTGCCGTAAAAGTCGGCAGAATCTGCGCGGCTGCGGGGGCAGTTGCATTGGCAGTAACTACAACGGTCGGGCCGTTTGGAAAAAATGCGGATTGTTCGTTAGCCATTTTTGTCTTTCAAGGTTATTCAGCGGCTCGTGCCTCGACTTCGTAAGGATTCATTCTATAACCGTAGCGCAACATCCACCATGTGTACTTGATGGCGTACAGCACCTTGCCATCCCGCCGCATCTGTTCCAAGTGCATCATTTCGTGCCTAATCAGTGCATCGTGTTGCTCAAAGCCGGGGGCCATGTAAATCATATTCCAAAAGCTAGTCCACCCCTTGAACCCACACAAGTTCATGTACAGCAGGATTGGGCCTTTGGCGGTGCGTATCATGGTTTGGCAGCAGCAGCCTTGTAAGCCGCCACCACAGCCGCCGTATGCGTTGCCTTGCAGATAGCTTTTACACGGGCATCCTCGCCGCCGTAGTCATCGCCGGGGGCAACGACATGGCGATGGAACGTGCCACTGATCTGCTTGCCGTCCTCCATGATGGCGGTCTTGGTGCGTACTTGCGCGCAGCCATTTTCGACCACTTCGATGCGGTCAACAATTTCAACTTTTTCTAAAGCCATTTTGATTTCCAATCAAAACCAAGAATCCGGTCAACGGGCCGGTACGATTACGCTTGAACAAGCCCAAACCCTTTCCAAGTACCGGGTGTTCCCGCCACCACACAAGTCCAGCCTAAATACTCACTTGCCAAAGGATCGCGGTTGTAAAACTTTGCTCCCAGCGGCCATGTTCCAGCACTGGGTAAAGCAGTAGCAAAATAAATCTGTTCTGCGGGAACAAACGGTTGCACGTTTCCATCTACTCCAGGTAATGTGCTTGATAGATTGTAAATAAAAGGTACTGAAGTAACGCAAGTTGTTGCGGCTGTAGGATTTACGCCCAATGGATACCACTCAACTTCAATTGAAGTAAGGGCTTCGCTAGTGTAAGTCAACAGGGAATACAAAATAGTTTGACGCTCAAACTGAGGTGGAGCCTCATTCCACTCTGCAAATTCCGCTGAATAAAAACCTTTGGCAATATCTGTGCCGCCATCGCCTTTAATCGTTACGATGGGCCTAGATGCTAATTCATCAAAATAAGATATAAGCAAACTAACCATAATCCAACGGCCTGCGGGAATACTTAATGAACTAGCGGTAAAATTTAAGTTACCGGAGCCAGTTGCTGTGTAAAATTCACCTACAGACCCTTCAACACCTATAAACGACCCGGTGGGGGATGGTGAAGTTGCAGAAATAACTATGTCTGGTCGAGTCAATGATTGTTCAAAACTCTTGTTGTAATACATCGCAACACTCATACGGCTATCAGTGCTAGGCCAAAACGTATTGGCATTAGCTGACACATTTATAGAAGCGTCTGACGTTACTTTTCCTCTCGGTTGATTAGTGCGAATGTTAGCGCACCGAAACAAAACAATGTCATCGTCTGTTGTTGTAGTAGAAATAAAATTATTTTCAATAACGCCACCGTTACAAAAAATAAGTTTAATAAGATAACTACCACTGTTGGCTTCAAAATAATTTGATGTAATTTGCAAGCCAGTGTATGTGCTTGTTAGCAGAATTGCATCTGCATTAGATTCAAAATTATTACCGCTAATGATAATATCATCACCTAACAAGGTCATGCCATTGGTGTTTTGACCTGCTTGATTTCCAGTAAAGCGCAACACGTTTACAATTTGACTATCTAAGTTACGCCAAACATATGTGTTTCTTGTGATGACGCAATCGTTGACAGTGACTAAGCCGACACCTTGACCGCCTGCGTTGTATACATCAAACGCTGAAGTAAAGCCGTTAATTGCAACTCGGCTAAATGTAAAATCTGTTTGAAATTGACTACTTGATTTCCAAGCAACCCCGGAAGTTGGCATACTGCCAGCCTCAACAGTTGCAATGTTCATATCCTCCATAACCAGTGACACTTCAGATGCGCCTGCATCAATCAGAATTGCCGCCTGACCCGTATGAACAGGCATGATTGTGGGCAAGCAGTCTGGTTGTGGGTTAAACTTCTGCGAATATTCTTTGAATCTACCAGTGCCGCACAGTTTATATCTGCCAGGCAGAGGAATCAACGGAGCCGTAGTTTTATACGTTCCATTGGGAAAAAACAAAGTGCCGCCAGACCGTCTGTATGGTGTTGGCGTAGTTGCTCCCGCACCAAGCGTTGCCAAATAATCTAGTGCTGCTTGAATAGCCGTTGTGTCATCCGTTGTGCCATCGCCTGTTGCGCCATAATCTTTCACATTGACGACAGCGCCGTCAATCATGGAGTAGCTTACTTTTGTCAGTGCCATAAATTACCCTTTAGGTCGAATACATACCGAAAAATATTACTTCGTTTGAAGTAGATGCTCCGGTTGTTAAATCGGCAATTGCTGTAATTGCTGTAGAACCATTTGACGTTGCGCGTTTGTACAAATCTAAAGTAGTTCCACTTGTAGGCATGGTCATTGAGTATGGTGCGGTTGCCCATGCTGCGGCTTGAGTAATGCTGACCAGTCCATAACCCCCTACCGTAAATGGCAGTCCTGTGATTGTTATGTAACCAGTAGCAGTGCCTACAGTCAGATTTGTAGTACGAAGCATTGCAGTAATGAACACCATCCTGCCGATCTTGGTGTAGCGAGCAAAAACTGGGTCTTGCGTAATGGCACCAAAGGCACCGGCACTTGGCACAAAATTTGGCGTCCAAGTACCTTCTTCATAGTCAGCTAATAACTCACTGGTCATTGTGCCAGAGCCTGATGGAGTAATTGAAAAGTCAATGCCTTTGCCATCTGTGCCGATGACGAGGTTGCCGGTGGACAGGGTTACATTACCTGACAACGTAGGCGCAGCAGATAGTACCGTGTTGCCAGTGCCTGTGCTTGTAGTGACGCCTGTGCCCCCATTCACTACGGGCAGGACGCCAGTAATCTGACTGACATTAATAACTGAATTTGCTACTTTTAACATGGCGATTCCTAGTTGTAAACAACTTCAATAATGGATGTGTAGGGCGGTGCTTGGCTAAACGTCACCGTGCCGCTAGTGACAACGTAAGTGTTGCGGTTCTGGTACACGCCGTTGATGTAAATGGCAGCTACGTTATCAGCAGAGAAAAACGCAGTCTGTGAACCAGTGCCAACATAATCTAGCACAGTAACGCCAAGGCCAATTACTCGAATGTTGTCAACCGTCCAGATCAAGACGCTTCCACTAGCAACGCTTGTGTAGAGGGCCAATTTATAGCTTTCCGTTCCAAGCCACACATTGGCCTCGCCACGGCTGTCCAAAGTGATGGGGTTGGTGTTGAGGCTGACGCCGGTGCTGTCGGTGTAGGTAACTAGTGGCGTGGTTGTGCCAGCAGCGTAGGTGTACAGCAGCCCACCAGCCAGCGGTGCGCCATTGGCATCAAAGAATTGCAGCTTGGGCGTGGGGGATAGTGATGTGGTAGCCATGTTACATACCTTGGTTTGGTGGCGGCATCATTTGGTCTTGGCCCATCATTGGTTCCATCGGCATTGAACTCATCAAATCACCGCTGGTAATCATGCCCTGCACAGTCCCCAGCACAATCTCTTGTATCTGGTCAGGCGTCATGGCAGCAGCCATTGCGGTCATGCGTTTGGTTTCTACATCGTAGGCTTTGACTTCAGAATCAAACCGTTTGATTTCTAGGTCTTGCGCTTCCATTGACTGCTGGACGTTTTGCAGCATTTCCTGCATCTGTTGCATCTCTTGCCCCATTGCTTGCATTTGCATATTGGCAGCTTGCAGGGCCGGGTCACCATCATCGCCCATCAATTTGGGGTCAATCGTCTTAGCCAACCGTTTAGCCAACTCATCTGCGCCAGGCCAGTCCATGTTTTTAACAAACAAGTCGCCTGCCACCGCCCATAGTTGTGGGTTGCCTTGCAGCAGTTGAGCCATCTCTTCCCGTGTCTCTTGCCGTTTGGTGCTGTAGCTGGGGCCGGTGGTTACCACCACATCGTATTTGCCAACATTGGGGTTGTATATTTTGTCAATCTCAATGCCTTGTTGATCAACAATCTTTTTGACCGGCATCTCTTGTGATGGGTCAATTTTCGCCATGTCAGTTTCGCCGTCTTCGCCAATGATTCGGGCAATGCGCTGGGTGTCGTAGATTTTGGGGATCATGTCCACCAGTTGCCGGGTCACGTAACGTATGGCACGGGCTAGGTTGTCTACATAGTGGTAAGTACCAACGTCACCCTCGCGCTGACGGGCTAGGATAGCCTTGCCGCTGCGCTCGTTACCGCCCATGCCCAGACTAGCGTTGTACTGCCCAGTTGCAGCTTTAATGTCCTCAGATGCCCCCGATTTGGCTTGCAAAAGGCCACTAGAGGCCATCGGGGGCTGGGCACGTTGGGGCAGTGGCAGACTACCGCCAGCACCATCAGTCACATCTGGGTTCACCTCAAGGTAGGGCCAGTTGGTGGTGTTGGCGGTCTTCCACTGAGTCTCGTAGCCTTCAAACTGCCCACCGTAACCAATGAACGGGGCTTTGGGCGCCAGGGCCAGCATCTCAGCTTCCTGGCTTACCCAATAGTTGTACATCCGTTGGGCGTCCTTGGCGTTTCGCACTAGGCCAGAGACATAGATTTGCCCGTTGACCTCAAACTCATTGCCCACCACCCGCACAATAGGGATGTACTTACCCGCCCAATCACGTTTCTCCAGCACCTCGTAACCGTTGGTCTTAACCCAGCAAATTTTTTCCCGTTGCACAATCCGAGTCTTTAATGGTTTGCCGTAGAGCATCTTCAGTTGCTTGTCATCCGGCGTGTTGTTAAACGCCGTGATGTTGTTGGGGTACAGGTTGAGTGTCTCAGCTTTGTACTCCACATAGAAATACTCCGCAATCCGCACCGTTTCATCCCGCAACCATTGCTGGAGGTCTTGGTCGCCAACCCCAAGAGACTGCAAGCTACTGATAGGCGCAGCGTCTGGGTACAGGCGCTCGTATTCGTCCTTGGGCACATCGTCAGTCACAAAACACCACCGGGCATCCGCACCGCAAGGGTCTTGGATAGCAGGATCCATGTACACCGAGAATGAGTTGCGAATTCGCCCAATCTTGAGGTCTTGGTCAAAACTGTTTTCGTCGCAGTATTCAGTCAGAACACGTATATAGCCTTCACCGTAAGTGACTTGATTCTCGCAAGCGGTATCGTAGGCTGTGTCAGCGTCACTGATGTATTCAATGTGCCGCACAATGCCGTTAAATATTTCTGCCATCTCAGGATCAGCAACGTCATCCGCAGGTATAACTTTGCCGCTGGGCCTATTGTGGCGCTGGTCGTTTGTCACTTGCCGCACGTGCTGCGGCAACTTGTTAATAGTAAGGCATGGACGGGCGTTGATGGTTTGCCCCTGAACCGCCCCGCGAGTCGCCAGTACATCAGCAGGCCACTGCCACTGGTTGTCTGGACTACCCGCCATAAACCGCAAGTCGTCTAGTTCGTTGCTGCGCGAGTCACTGTAGGCATCTATCGCCATCGTCATGCGAGAGCGCATGGTGGAGAGCATATCGCCGTACTCTTTATCGTCGCCGCCCCCACCAACATCAGCAACCTTGCCAACCTTGTTAATGCCGGTGTAGTCAGCCATTACTTTTGCGCTTTCTTCTTAACAGAATAAGCTATCGCCACGGCCTGTTTGACAGGCTTGCCTGCCTTGACCTCGGCCTTGACATTAGCCTTAAACGCCGCAGGCGTGGGTGACTTTTTGAGTGGCATCACTTCGCCTTCTTAGCTGTCTTAGCTGAATTCACAAAGTCTTGCTTGCTGGGCGCTGCCTTGCTGCCGACTTTGTTCATCTTCTCGCCAGAGCCAGCCTTGATGCGGTCTTGCTTGGCATTGATGTTGGCATAGAGGCCGGGTTTGGTAGCCATTATTTCTTCCTTGCCATAGGTTTGTGGACGCCAGATTCCATCTTCTTTTCCATAGCGGCGTAGGCTTGTTTGGTTGGAGCCATTTTCTTTTCAGAAGACTCCATCTTTTTGGACTCGCCTTTGCCAAACGGATTCATTTTCTTTGTAGCCATGATTAGCACTTCCATCTAGTTAATGATGCTGCCTTGCGGGTAGGCTTGCCTTTTTCGTCCTTCATTGGCCCTGGCATATTTGACATTCTTGCACAAAACGAGTCTTTCCTGCCCTGGTCTGCCTTGGTCTTGGGGTTAGGCGCAGGAGCCTTCAAGTTAGAGCCAGTGGCTGCATTGTATACAGCACGCCCCTTGGCAGTTAAACCCGCGCCCTTGGACACCGGCAGCTTCTCGCCACGCCCAACTGATAAAGATACACTTTTTTTCATGATCCCATCCATCCAGTAGACACCGCCGAGTGATCCGAGTACCTGCGCGGGGCTGTTTCACGGTACTCCCGATGCGCCACAGGGAAAGCAAACGTTACGCATATCGCATCCGCAGCGTCTGGACTAGCTAAACCCCGTGCTTTCATCTCTTTCTTGCTTTCCAAGAAGATCGTACCCCGTGAATCAGGCTTCATCAGGGGGCTAATCAGGTCTGTTTTAAGAAACCTATCGTGCGGAATACTAGCAGATTTGAGCCAATCCTTCATGTCACCCCACATCTGCGCCCTCATATTACCGTACATGATCGGGTTTTTGGACTTGTTTCCAAAGTTTACACCCTTTATCTTGTACCGCTGCTCCTTGAGCCTATCCACAATCCCCGCCCCCAGCCCGCCCTCATCAATCACCACCATTGCAGGTTTGTATTCTTCCATCGCCTCAATGATATGCCCCACCACCGTCATCGTGTCATCGCCCCGGTACTTCTTAATCGCCACAATATCCCGCCCCTGCCGTATAGCAATGACCGTAGCATCAGCCCCAAACCGTGCAGGGTCTACACCAATGATGATGGGGGCACTTGAATCTTTGTACTTCGGCCTTTTCATGGCCTCATCCACCGTATTCGATGGAATAAACTGGTCATCCCCCGCACTCGGAAACTCACCATACACCTCAACGTGCGCCTGGGCACTGTCCGGCCCGTACTCTTGGATAATCCGCTCATAAACCGCCTTGTCCGTCCCCTCCACCGTCCGAGCATCCACCACCTTAGTTACCCAAAAGTCCCTCTTTGAGTGAAATGTCTCATAAAAATACCCTGTATTGCGCCGTGGGTTGGAAAACGCCAGCCAAAAGCGATTTGGCGTGTTCTCTGTGAAGAATCCACCCGTCACCGCCCAGATTGAGTCGTCAATACCAGACGCCTCATCAAAAATTACCAGCACACCATCAAAATTGTGTACCCCAGCATAAGCATCAGGGTTCTCCGCTGACCAAAGCCGCCCCTCCACACCCCAATACCTTGTTCCCTTCTTCAAATCCCGCTCCACCAACTCAGTCAACCACTTCGCAGGCGTTACCCGAGTGGCTGAGACTTCAAACCAGTGACTGTTAATAGACATTGCCAACCATTTGGTAATCTCAGCCCAAGTAATTGAGCGTAGCTGGTTCTCTGAGTTCGCCGATATGATGGTTGTGCTGCCAATCCTAGTAGACAACATCCATATCGTCAGCCATGACACCAATGCCGACTTACCAATACCCCGTCCACTTGATACTGCTTCTTGGAGTACTGCAAAGTCAATAGCGCCCTTGTTATTCTTAATATGCAAAGCAATATCATTCAGCACATCCCGCTGCCACTTTCTTGGGCCAGAGAAATGCTCCAGCGGCGTACCCTTCTGACCCCAGGGAAACAAATACAAAACAAACGCCAGTGGGTTATCTTTAAGCGATGGAACCCATAGCCTTGCCATGAGTTCCTGCTCGTCCTCAGGTTGGTAGATAGTCGATTGCATTTATGACGCGCATCTCTGCTTGTTCTAGTGCCTGGGTGATGGAAATGCGCTGGTTGACTTCAACCGATATAGCCTGCTTGGCAACCCAGCCGTGTTGATGTTTGAGTATCTCTAGCGCGGCTTTGGCGTCCCCGTTACGCGCTGCGTTGTGCAGTATCTCAGCCATCTCGCGTTCGCCGTCGGCTTTGCCCTTGAGCGCAGCCATGCCGACAACC